ATTGTCCTCGCTAGTGGAACCCCAATGATCAAACATGAAGATACGACCTGATCCTAACGTCCTGTCCCAATAGCCTCTCTTCTCTTCCTTGGTAACGGTCTTATCCAAATGTAACAGCTTGTTAGCTTCAATGGACATGATACCCAAGGCTGTCTTTGGGATGTCCTCCTCCAACGCTAAGATGCCTATGTTGTCATCAGTAGCGCCAAGCAAATAATGCTCAAGCTCCCTGACAATCTGAGACTTACCCATACCTGATCCTGACGTAATGGTGACTAGCTCCTTCCTTCGGAACCCGTGGGTCATCTCATTCAGACAACCCCAAGGATACAGGATGGACTTAACATCAGCCTGTTCCATTATCATGTCCCAAGTATCACTACCTGACACTATGCCGTCCGGCTGATAGGTCTTTGCGTTCCACCACTCACGCACAAACGCTTGTACCTTATTGGCTTTGAGCATGTCCCCTGCGTCCTTCATAGGCAGGGTGACATTCTTAGCCTTGTTGGGGGTGAATAAATCAAGAACTGACTTAGCCGCCTCCTGTCCCGCTTTGTCATTATCAAAGCAAATCACAACATTCTCAAAGGACTCCAACCACTCTAGGTTTTCTTTAATGTCTTTTGATGCTCCAGTTGCGCCACTTCTAATGGAGACAACGGGCCATTTCCCGTCAAACATTTCGTGAACTGCAAGTGCGTCTGTCTCGCCCTCTGTGATCGTAACGTATTTACCGCCACCCTTGAACGCATGTTGACCGAACAACCCAACATTATTAAACTCTCCTGTAGAATAAAAACTTTTGTTATCCACAATGCGAACTTTAGTCCCTATCGGGGAGCCTGAGTCCTTATCGTGGTATGGATAATGATGTTTGACAATTTGCCCCTGCGCGTTGTACTCAACCGTCACATTATATTTTTGTGATACGGTTTGACTAATACGCCTGTCAGGGATTGCCGCTACTACTCCTGTCATTTCCAATGACCTCGCTCTGATTGGTGTGATGTTGCTAACCTGACCAGTGGCTTTCTCGTAGTGGTTACAGCCGCCTGAAAAACAGACGGCGTGACCATCGGAGTACCTAGCCAAGTTATCCTGTGAGCCACACTTAGGGCATGGCTCATGTCGGACAAACTTAGAACCCACAGCTAGAAGTCCCCGCCACCAGTGTTCTCAGCAACCTCCAACACCTTGACCTTATTAAGGTAAGTGGAGACACCGTGCACGGGATGTTCCTGACCTTCAGCGTACAGGACACGAACTTTTGAGCCTCTACCAATGCGGCCTTTGAATGGCTGACCGTCCGCATCCAATACAGGGACATCGTACTTAGTGCTGAACTTTCTCTGTTTGACACCTTCATACTCGCGCATCTTAACGCCTTTGGCTGACAGATCACCCGCTGTCTCATCATCTAATGACAACACCACGGAGAATTTACCAGTTGATTGGCCCTGATACATTTCATGCTCATCAAGATTCTCAAACGCTAATAAACCTTCTAATACTGACATACTATTTTCCTCTATCGTTGGTTGTGTGACCCTATGTATACTTAAGGATCGTTTGGTTGATACTATAATTATATATTAAAAATTTTTCTTTAATACATAAGTATAGTATAACATGAAAAGGGGTATAACATCAATCATTAAAAGTTATACCCACTATTTTTTTCATGAATACCTCTAAAACATATTACAATAATTTAAATTAAACCTTACTTGAACGTGTACGTAACCATCTGGAAATGTCCTGTAAACCCCTCTCAACTCCTCAGCTATATTCATAATCTTTTTAATAAACTCCTCGCTTATGTCCATCTCGTTACAAAAAGCAAGTCGTGCTAGTTGTTTTACAGAGTGATCGTCCACAAAATTCTGATCGGCATAAATTAAAATCTCTGCGTCATTGTCAATCGGGTCATCCCCCCCTAATACAGCGGGTTGGTCTTTGGTCCATTTTGTCGCCATTGTTTAGCCCTCCATCGTTAAAAAGTCAAACGGGTTATCTATCTGATCGGGATACGGTACGTCAAACTCCGCCTCTATTGAGGCTGTCAAACAGTCTGTGCACAGTTCCGAATAGTCCCCTGTCATCCTGTCGATTCGTTTTAGCTCGTATTCGTTCATGATTACATTACATGCTTTACATCTACTCATAGGGAAAAGCCCTCTTATGTTGGTTTAAAAACTCCTCAGCGGTCAAGCTACTATAATAAGCCCTGACGCTATCCTCTGCGCGTTGGTGCGCCTCCTGTAATGTCATGGACAGCATCTCATACTCTACCATTTCATTAATTAAACGGGTAATCGGTCTTATATTTCCCTCCTCTGAATCGGACCAACCATCATACCCTAAATGCTCCTTAATTTTACTCATTGAAGTCTAACTCCTCCGTTGTGTATACGTATCCAAAAGTAATGACTATGAACGGTAATAGTACCACAGTTCCTTTAAATGGTAAAGCTACAATATCCCCTGTAATCTCGTTATAGGTCCATACGGGCTTACTGTCGCAAAATTCTATATCTAAACCTGTCCCGTTTCTAAGCTCTACTGTCAATTTTTTTGATCCTAGATTAAAATTAATCATGGTTTACAGCCTCATAAATTTGTGTCATGAAGTCCAAAGCATCAGCCCGCCTTTGTTCCTCCCTGTAGTTGTTACGCATAAAATCGCTAGTGTAAAACGCTTTTAGTTTAGCTACGTATCTGTTGCATAGGTGCTCCTGTTTGACAGTCTGGTATAACTCCTCCTCCTCATAGGTCCGACTGTCCCCTAGTTTGTCCAGTGCGCGGTATTGTGCCTCTGTCAACTCCTCCCGTGTTACAGGTTCAAGATTGTTTTTCATTGTTTGTGTACCTCATGCGCTCTATTAATTCCCTCGCGTGATCCTCTGACATTTCGTAATACTCAGCGAACCTGCCGACTGTCAAAAAGTTATTGACCCAATCTAAATATAAATGCTCATCGCTAAAATGTTGATATGCTTTCATAACTATGCCACCTCATCAAAGTCAGGGTTGCACTCACTGGCGGACGTTAGAAGGCAGTCGATGCGCTCCTGTGGCACTAGTGTGTAATGACGACCATCTAACCATCGGTTGATGTGCTTGGACGTTGTGACGCTATAATATTCCTCAGTGCGTACAAGCGACCCATCAGTCAAACACGCGGCCACCGGTGTTTCATAGCTGAAGAATACCTGAGCAAATCCTAAATCTAGCTCTGTTTGGTTACTGCCTATAAGTTTAAGTTTCATCTGGTGTTACTCCTTTTGGTTTTAAATTAATTTGCTAATGACTATCGCAGTGTACCGGATAGTCATAGGTAAATCAACTTGCAAAATAATCATCGTTTAATTTTAACATCATTGACCCGTTGCTATGAGGCATTGCTACCATAACCTCTGTACCGTCATTATCCAAAGCAGTGACCCAACCATCCTTATTATTAACCTCAAAGCCTCCATCTTTCAACTGCTTAATCAAAGGCTTTAATTCTTTTCTACTACTCATAAATTTAACCACGTTTGCTACTCCTTATTTTTATCCGTTATTGAAAAACAATTTAATTTATAATCAAGCTCTTTCAATACGCTTTCACGAATCTCCGCATTAGTCGCGTTGACATCCTCTCGCATAGCGTCTATAAAATCCTCTATCGCCTCGCAGATAATCTCGCTTTCTAACGCGCTTATAGTGTCTTCTCGCATGGTGTTACCTATGTACCTATATCAATGAATGTATGCACATATTAACAAATTGATAGGCAGAGTACAATGCTTTTTATGCATGACCTATAAAAACTATATGCGTCTAACGTATGACTACAATATACCTTTATATATGCGCATGTACGCGTAGCAATAACCATGCCAACTATTGCAAATCTTATATAAATCTTTTCCTATGCTTAGGTATAGACCAAGGACAAACACGCTTAGAACGCAATACAAAGCCATTTATAAACATATAACTACCAGTGATATAACGACTATATAACATAAGTATAGCTTATGACTACTTGGCATGATGTATGCATAGGCTCTATGGGTATCCACTAGCATACTCACACTTCACCTGTCAAACATAAGCTCGACCCAAAGGCGGCCCTTGGTCATCCTATGCAATACCCGTGCCAACTCTAGGCTGTGGATAACTTGTGTATAACCTGTGGATAACTTATGCACAGGCATGGCTAGGCTGTGGATAACTTATGTATAACCTGTGGATAACTTTAGGGGGCGGGGGGCCGCTGGCAATCTCAAGATTGTTACAGTACCCACTGGTATACAAAAAAGGTGAAATTAAGAAAAAACAGTAGTATCCTTATGTATCCCTAAGTCATTGATTTACATAAGGAAACACAGGCTTGCCCCCTAGGTTTGACAAGTGTAGATAAAGGACAACACAGGTTGACACACAAGTAGGCTGATTGGTCATGAATAGTTAATAAATAGTTAAAATAATGCTTGACTTTTGATTCAGAATGTGCTATAATATTTAATATAGTAAAGTAAAGAAAAACAAGGTTCGCCCTTAAGTATCCTTAAGTAAACTTTAAGTATTTTATTTATTTTAAAATTAAAGAATATCCCTAAAGCTTACTTAAGTATCCTTAAGTATATAAGGGGAAATACCTTGAATGATAAAGTAATAGAAAAAAAGAAAGGTCGTCCTAGAAAATCCGATATGGTGTCAAGAAAGAAAGGCACTACTGGTTTGTCTAGGGGTCGCCCGAAGGGTGACGCGGCAATCATAAACGAGTACAAAAGTCGGATGTTGACATCCCCTAAGTCTCGTAAAGTTTTAGAGTCAATCTTTGATGCGGCCCTAAACGATGACCATAAAAACCAAGCGGCGGCTTGGAAGTTGGTCATGGATAGAATCCTACCGACTGCTGTCTTTGAAAAGGACGTAGTAAAAGGAGCAGGTAGGTCAGCCATACAAATCAATATTACAGGTGTTGGCGGTGAGACTACCGTAGTATCCAGTGATAATGATATAGAAGGAGAATATGTAGATGGCTAAATATTTTTCCAGAGATGAATTTGCCTGTCAGTACACAGGTGAGAACAAAATTAAAGATGAGTTCATTGAACGATTAGATGAACTACGGGAGGCTTGCGGATTCCCGTTTGTAATCACTAGCGGGTATCGCTCCCCGTCACATCCAATAGAGGCTAAGAAAAAAATTGCAGGACAACATTCACAAGGCCACGCGGCAGATATTAAAGTTGCAGATGGTGTACAAAGATTTAAAATTGTGGAACAAGCCATTTCGCTTGGGTTCACAGGAATTGGAGTTGCTTCTTCTTTTGTGCATGTTGACACCCGTGATTTATACGATGATGATCTTGAGCCGGTGATGTGGACTTATTAATTGACTGAACTTAATGTTTCGCTACTACCGTGGCAACAAAAAGTCTTCAATGATAATACAAGATTTAAAGTAATAGCCGCAGGTAGACGTACAGGTAAAAGTAGATTAGCCGCTTGGATGCTAATCATTAGAGCTTTACAGGCTGAACGTGGACATGTGTTTTACGTTGCCCCTACCCAAGGACAGGCTAGGGACATTATGTGGCAAGTGTTGTTGGAAATAGGTCATCCTGTTATAGCAACTAGTCATGTAAACAACTTACAAATAAAATTAGTCAACGGTGCAACCATAGCCCTTAAAGGGGCTGATAGACCGGAAACCATGCGTGGTGTCAGTCTTAGGTTCTTGGTTATGGACGAGTACGCTGACATGAAGCCTGAGGTATGGGAGCAGATATTAAGACCTGCCTTGGCTGACCAAAAGGGTGATGCATTATTTATTGGTACGCCAATGGGTAGGAATCACTTTTATGATTTATATACA